ATCTAGCCGGCTACTACCGCAACGTGATGGTGAACCTGGAAATGAACGGCCCGGGAGAGGCCGTGTTCAACGAGATGAACGCTCTGCGCTCCCAGACCAACCAGATGGTCAACCACGCCGCCGATGGACGTGACGCGGACGACATCCGATATGTCCTCAACAATATGCGGCACTACCTCTATCGCCGCGCCGACTCGATGGGGGGCTCGCTCGCCTACCAGTGGCGCACCAACGGCAACAACAAGCCCCCCATGATGCACTCTTTCAAGGACGCTCTGGAACTCCACAGGTTTATCGTGAACTCCATGTACCTCCTTGAGGAGATGAAGACCATCATCATCAAGGACGGCAACATCCAGGCCGAGGGCAGCAACAAGGATGATAGGGTCATGGCCGCGGCTCTGGCCCATGAGTCGTGGCGGCGCTGGGTGCAGCCCAAGCTGCGCAACATGGGGCTCACATTCGAGCGCGCCTACATGGAGACGATAGGCGCCGGCCCCGACGCGGCGCAGAGGATAGGGATCGACTACCTCCGCAGCCAGAAGATAATGATCGATGAAAGGAGAAACTGATGCCTGAGGACAAGCTGGCCTTTCTCGACAAGGCCGTTGAGGCTCTGCATGAGCGCAAGAAGCAGATACAGGAGGTGATGGATGGAAAGCCCCAGGAGCCGGCGCCGGCCCCGGTTAAATCACCGGAAGAGGAATATGCCGCATACTTTGCCAAGTGGTTCCAGCAACTGGCTCCGTTCCGCACCAACTGCTTCCGGTGCGGCGTGGACTCCCCCATCGTTCACAACCGAGTAGGAACCCTTGCCTTCGGGGACACCAAGCAAATCCGCCGGGGGGACACCGACATAACCAACGATGTCATCACGGCGTTTGAGAGGATTGGTTGGAAGTTTCAGAAGCGTCGGTCCTACTGCCCGACTTGTAAGCGGCTAGGGAGTACATGAATACGGATGAAATCATCAGGTGGTTCCGACGATTCAAATACGATCAGGAGTTCAGGGACGAGAACGGCTCCCTGACGATACGAATAACCCCGCTGTGCGAGTTTGTGGGGATAAACAGAACTAACCTCTACGCGATACTGGCGCGGAAACGGCCTCTGGGTGCGGGACACCGCAAGCGGCTGGAGTACGCTATCCAGTGCGTCCAGAACGGACTGCGCTGGCATCGCCCCGGCAGAAATTGCAAGTATGAGATAACGGGGCCGGAATTTCCGTCACTGCCGCGCTATGAATACCCTAAATCAAGGAGACAGGAGAGCGACATGATCATCCGGTCTTGGCTGTGCCTCAATCGGAACTGTGTACACCAATGGGATGGCGAGGGTGACCACCCGCCCTGTCCCAGGTGCGGCGGCATCCGCGTGCAATGGGTGCCCAGACCGGTGGCGCTGCGATCAGACAGAACCAAGGAGATAGACCGCACTGTTTCCCAGTTGACGGCCGCCTACGGCGACAAAAACTACCGCTCCCCGCGCAGGCACGAGTCTACGGCGCCCAAGGTCAACCCGGTGGTGACCCCGGGCAAGACCATGAAATTCCAGCCCGCCGGCATGGCCGGGTGGTCCGTCGATTTACCGCTTGACGCCGCCGGCAACCCTGCGTCCATATGTGCTCCTACCGGAGTTACCGCCAAACTGCCGATTGCGGCCGGCAAATTGGGGGTCAAAACTCAGGTGAGCGAGAAGTCGCCCAACTCCACCGGGATGGTCCCTAAATATGAGGCCGTCCACCGAGGCACCAAATGATAATCCCGCGCGGCAACATCAAAGGCGGCAAAGACCGCGACGACAAGGTGCAGTCCATTCTTGACACTTGCCTATCCTCAAAGCGCGACCGAGATGCCCTGTATCTCCGCAGAAAGAGGTACTTCATGTTTGGGACCTCGGACTACAGTGTCGAAGTAAAGTATAACAGGCTCCAGGCCCATACCGACCTGGTGGCCTCCTTCCTGTACGCGGCCGACCATTGCCGGTTCAACATCGCGGCCCCCCGCAACTCCTCCGACGAGATCGTGGCGCAGATTATGTCCATGGAGGATGAGTGGAACGATGTGTTCAGGGATTCGGGCATCGCCTACATGTTCAATGACGCCCTGCTGTGGTCCCTGGTGTTCGACTCGATGTTCATCAAAATGGGGTGGAACAACGCCAGGGGTGAGCTTTTCGGCCGGCTGTTTGCCCCGCACGACTTCTCGGTCTATGACGAGTCGGAGCCGGAACTCGACAGCCAGGAAGCGTTTGTCCATTCCTATTCCATCAATTGGGACAACGCGGTACAGAGGTTGCTGCGGGCAGGGAAGAAGCCTCTCATCAAGCAGATGGCGGCCCGTCCGGGGCAATTTAGTGACGAGATGCCCCCGGTCCTAGCCAACCTCCTCATATCGGCCACCGGAGGCCCCAACCTCTCGGGCGCCATGATGGGGCGCGCCACCGTGGACTACGAGCCGAGAGCTACCTACGAGCCCAACAGCGACAATCCTATGGTTCGTTTCCATGAGGTTTGGGTTTGGGATGACGTGACCGAGGACTTTGCCCTGTTTACATGTTGCGACGGCGTGGACGGGGTACTGTCCGACTCACGCGACACCATCGCCGCTCTAGGACGCGCCACCTCGCTCGACAGCGTGCGCAAGCAGTACAAGGGCAAGTCCAACATATTCCTGGAGCAGGAGCATCCGTTCATCCATGTCAAACCGTACAATCTTTACAACTTCTTCTGGGGCGAGGCTCACTCTGATAGGCTCATCCCGCTCCAAGTCTGGACTAACGAAAGACTCCAGCAAATCTCTGATATTCTCGAACGGCAGGTCGATCCCGCTAAGGTATTTTCAGGCTTCATGGGCTTATCTGATGAAAAAGCCGAAGCGCTCGGCGGTCCCGGCTCGTGGGTCATGGATATGGTCCCGGGCGCGAAAGTGGATGAACTCAAGCCGCCCATGCCGGAAGACCTATTCCGTGAGTTCAATGAAATTGGGCAAATCTTCCTGGAAGCGAGTGGGCTTACTGAAACGGTCACCGGCCAAGGCACATCGGGCGTCCGAGGTCGCGGTCATGCTAAACAACTGGCGACGACCGGTTCCGGCCGAATTCGCAAAGTGGCGGTAGGGCTCGAACAGCCCCTCGTCAAGATAGCCGACATTGGTATTAAACTGATCCAGAAGAACTCCGATGTCCGCATGATGACCGACACCGGACAGGAGTTGATCCCGGCCCTGATGGCAGAGTCCAAACTCAAGATCAGGGTGGCGGGACACAGCCACTCGCCCTTGTTTGCTGACGAGGCCAAGGAACAGGCCGCCGGCTTGTTCAAGGCCCAGGCGATTGATCGCGAGCAACTGATCCGCATGTTAAACCCGCCCAACGCCGACAACTTGATTCATCAGTTGCGCAAGCGCGTGAAGGCGGAAGTGCAGAAGGCCCAGCAGCAGGCCGCAATGGGCGGCGACAAGAAGGGGCATAAGGCGGCCTAATAGTGTCGTTCGTCGCGTTGCGCCCCGGCTATTTCTGTAGTTGAATGTCCTGGTAGAAACTCCCGCCCGCAATGACGGGTAATCAAAATGGAGGTCACCATGGCTCGACGTCATCATCGGCGCGGCAAGCGGCGCTAAACGCAAACCCTGTCAGTCCCCACGGACGCGAGAACCCCGCCCTGTCCCCCCTGGCGGGGTTTTTGTTTGTGGGCTGTCGCGGTGACAAGCTCCCCCATTTAGGCGTATTGCTCAAAAACGAATTAGTTTTGGAGCAAGAATGCCTCCTCCTTTCGGCCCTCGACCCCCGATGACAGCCGGCGGCATGTTGCCGCCCAGGCCGGCGTTGCCGGGAAATCCGGCCGGTGGGCCGACTGGTCCAGGATCGTCGCCCGCGCTTTCCCCCGGGGAAGGAGCAGGCAAAGAAGCGGCGGCAGACGCACAGGTAAAGTTTGCGATTGAAACTCTGCACAAGGCGCTGCTCGCCTACCCAATTGCCAGCAAGAAGTACAACGGGTTGATCAACGCCGTGAGAGCCCTCACTGCAAACTTCGGCAAGGAGCAGGACGGCGCGATGGCCCCGGCTGTCGCCACCCAGATGGCGCAAGCCGCAAAGGGTGGCGGCATTGGTGGTGCAGCGCCTCCCCCCGGAATCACACCTCGCCCCGGCATTGGTGCTCCAACAATGGCGCCGATGGAAATGCCCGGCGGCGGCGCATAACAGGAGAACAACATGGCCGAGTACAACTATCTTCGCCCCAAGGTTTCCTCGGGTGACATGGGCACTCGCAAAGCCAAGAACGGCATGTTCCAGAACGTCGCGTCCTTCTCTGAGCACGGCGGGTTCTCGTCCGCCTCCAAGGTGATGGCACCCGACCGGCCGCTGTCCCTGGAAAAAAGCGACCTCACCCGCAAGGGCAAGCCGATATGAATATTCCTACTAACATCAAAGCGCAGATGTTTGACCTTCCCCAGAAGGCGGCCCTGGAACTTGGCGCGCTGGCCATGGCTCTTGCCGCAGATGAGAGGACCAGGGGTCGATTTCTCCGACTCGTGGCCGAGTTGGACCCAAACTACAAATTGCCGGCTGACGTTGCCAACGAACAGGTCGCCTACTGATGGCCGAGAAAGCCAAAGACACCGCCGAGGCCGACAGCATCATCAATCCGTTCGGCCGCAAGGGCTACATGGTGGGCACGTCAGACAAGATGATTGTC